ATGAGATATGAAGAAGAACTGATTGATGAGGTCAGAGAAAAAAATGATATAGTCGATGTGATTTCCTCTTATGTTTCGTTAAAAAAGCGAGGTTCGAACTATGTAGGGCTTTGCCCGTTCCACAATGAAAAGAGCCCGTCATTTTCTGTCAGCCGGGACAAGCAAATGTATTATTGCTTTGGCTGCGGACAGGGCGGAAATGTCTATACATTTCTTATGGAATATAACCGGCTCTCCTTTGTGGAGGCATTGCAAAATCTGGCACAGAGGGCCGGAGTAGAACTTCCAGAAAGGGAACAGACGGCAGAGGAAAGACAGCAGGCGGATGCCAGAGTGACACTTAGAGATATGAATAAGGAAGCGGCAGTATATTTCCATTATCTTTTAAAGAGTAAGAGAGGAACACAGGCGCTTTCTTATCTTAAGAATCGTGGGCTGAGTGATGAGACGATTAATCATTTCGGACTTGGATATGCAGACATTTACCGGGATGATTTATATCAGTATTTAAGGTCAAAGGGATTTACGGATTACCAGATGAAGGAATCCTCTCTTGTAAATATTGATACAGTAAAGGGAAATTATGATAAGTTTTTTAACCGTGTTATTTTCCCGATTATGGATATGAACCAGAGAGTAATCGGTTTTGGCGGCCGTGTGATGGGAGATGGAGAACCAAAGTATCTAAATTCCAGAGAGACTATTTTGTTTGATAAGGGAAGAAATTTATATGGATTAAATTATGCAAAGAGATCGCGAAGTAATGCGATTATTTTGTGTGAAGGCTATATGGATGTCATCTCGTTGCATCAGGCAGGATTTACCAATACAGTTGCTCCGCTAGGAACGGCATTTACACCGAATCAGGCGATGCTTTTAAAGCGGTACACGAATGAAGTTATTTTGTCGTTTGACAGTGACGGAGCTGGAATAAAGGCGGCACTTCGGGCCCTGCCAATTTTGCGGCAGAATGGTCTGAGGGGCCGGGTGTTATCCATGAAGCCATATAAAGATCCGGACGAGCTGATTAAGGCAGAGGGAGCAGAAAGCTACCAGAAGAGGATTGATGAAGCAGAATCTGGAAGAATGTTTGAGTTGCTTGTCCTTTATGGACAGTATAATCAGCAGGACCCGGAAAGCCGGACAGAGTTTCTTCATGAAGTGGCGAAAAAGTTAGCACAGATTGAGGAACCGTTAGAACGGCAGACCTATCTTACATCAGCGGCTAACCGTTTTATGATAAGGAAGAATGACCTTGAAAATCTTGTGAATCGTTATGGATTAGGCTATCAGTATGAGCAGGTGAATGAGCAGTATAAGACGGCACCGGAAACAGAAGAGCGGCGGCAGAAAAAGAAAAAAAATACGAAAAACCAGCCACAGAGACTTCTTCTTACCTGGCTTGTGGAACATCCTGATATGTATCAATATATCCGGCCGTATATCGGGGCAGATGACTTCATTGAGCCGCTGTACCATTCGGTGGCGATTATGCTTTTTGAACAATTAGATAAAGAAGAGAAAATAAATCCGGCAGCAATTTTAAGTCGATTTACCGATGCAGAAGAACAAAAAGAAATTGCGGCAATCTTTAATACACATTTAAAATACGGACTTTCCTCCGAAGATGAAGATAAAGCGCTTTCAGATGTAGTGCGCAAAGTGAAACTTGCAAGCATTGAGGATGAGATGGTTCATACCAGTGATATTATGCGCTGGCAGGAACTTTTATCCCTGAAAAATAAAATGCAGAAATTTAGTATAAACCGAGTATAAAGCTGGTAAAACTAAGAGCAGGAATAATGTACGCTGGGATTTGCTATATCTTGTATAATCAAAAAAGCAGACTCCTGGAGTATGTAAGATTTGGAGGGTGTATTTTGGGCAGGAAAGAACAGATTTTTGGCAGCCAGATGAATTGTCTGCTTGAGAGAGCAAAGAAGCAGAAGAATGTGGTAGAACTTCAGGAGATAAGAGATGTCTTTCAGAACAGTCCTCTGACGCAGGCACAGCTTGAGCGTATTATTGCTTATCTGGAAGAGCAAAAAATCGATGTACTGACTATGCCCGATATTAATGCGGATGATATAGAAGATGATGTGGGAGAAATCGATTCTTTAAACGATATGGATGTTTTTCAAAAGCCAGATAGGATTGGAAGTGTACAGGTAACTGCAGAAATTGAAAAAGGCTATGAAAAAACAGCAGAAGAATCGGAGAACTCATTTACAGAAAGAGGTAATGCCGAAGATCCTGTTCGTATGTATTTAAAAGAAATAGGCAGGATTCCATTATTAAGTTCTGAAGAAGAGATAGAGCTGGCAAAACGTATGGAGGAGGGAGATGAGGAGGCAAAAAAGAAGCTTTCCGAAGCCAATCTTCGACTTACGGTAAGTATTGCCAAGCGGTATTCCGGCAGGGGGATGCAGTTTCTTGATTTGATTCAGGAAGGCAATCTTGGACTGATCAAAGCGGTAGAAAAGTTTGACTACAGAAAAGGGTATAAATTTTCTACCTATGCTACCTGGTGGATTCGGCTAGTTACTGTATAACAAAAACTAAAAAAATATAATATCCTCCACGTAAGTGTCGGGGGATATTTTTATTTCTTTTACAATGCTTTTCCAAAACACTTGCTTGTCTTGTTCGCCTAACTGCATATACATATCTTTCCAACCGTCAGGAAATCTGCTTTGTATTTTTTTCTTAGTTTCTAGTTCTTCCGTTGCGGCGGTCTGGGATAGTTCTTTTAATTCCTTTGATATAGCCTCATATCTTTCGTCATAGTATTCTTCTGTTATCCTGCCTTTCTCAAACATCTTGTTGATTCTTCCCAACTCGCTGGATAATTTTTTCTTTCTCTTTTCCGCATCGTTTCCGGTTGCCTTCACACGACCTTCTGCCCTTAATACATCTAACTGTATTTTTTCTTCGATGTGATTAAGCATATATGTTTCTAATTTTTTTTCTGATCGCGTGTAGGTCTTGTGCTTTTGTGCGACAGAGTGGGGGCAGTGATATACTTTGTACTTTTTTCCTTTTTTGCCTATTGCACACCCGGAAAGCCTGCAACCGCAAATCGGGCATTTCATCAAGCCGGAGAAAATGTAAATACGCCTCCTGCAATCTGTCCAAGTTTTTTGGCTGGATACTTCGTTGATTTTTTGCGCTTGCTCCTCTGTGATGTACGGCTCACAGTAGTTTTTTACTCCATACATTTCGCCGCGATAAGCTGGGCTAGACATAATCTTAACCAACCTCGTTCTGGTTCTTACAAAATCAGGGTATTTACTTAAAATATAGTCGGCGGTTCCTGCTTTTGAGAATGTCTGGAAATAGTGCTCAAACATATCCTCAATTATTCCTCGCGTCTTTTCGTCTTTTACAATGGTTTTTCCCTCTACACGATACCCCACAGGCACTTTTCCGCCTATATACTCTTTGTTTTGCCTCTTAAACTCCATGACAGAGCGTATTTTCTCGCTGTCCCTGTCTGCCTCCGCTTGCGCTACGGACAGCATAATATTTACTTTAAATATTCCCTGACTTGTCTCCGTCTCATAATCCTCCCAGATAGCCCGCCAAGGCACTTTACACGCGTCAAGGACATTTTGTACCTCGTAGTATCCTGCAACGGCTCTAAACCACCTGTCAAGGCGTGTGAAGAGTATTATATCAATCTCGTGTTTCTTGCAATCCTCAAGTAACTGCAAAAGAGCAGGGCGTTTTGTGTATTTTTTACGTGCAGATATGCCGGCATCGTTATAAATACCGGCAACCGTATAACCTTGTTCCTCGCAATATTTTTCAAGCGCATCTATCTGCGAATCAACGGACAATCCACTGTTCTTCTGCTCTTGCGTGCTTACTCGCACGTACAAAGCGGCTCTTTTCATTTATTTTCCTTCCTGCCTTCGTACCTCCGGGGCGGGCGCTGCTGTCTACATACAACTAAGCCTGTCTATTAGCTTTTTTCTGAGACTTTCGTATTTCTTGGTTATTTCTTCACTATCCGGAAAGTTAACCAAGCAAAAACAAGCGTTTTCAAATTCGTTCACCAACGCTATGTTTTCATATCTTTTTAATTCTATATTTTCTTTTAATAAATCGTCATAAAAAACTTTTAAATCGACACCTAGAGCACCTGCGATTTTTACAATCGCCTCCAATTTCGGATTATATCGCCCCTGCTCATACCCCTGTATAGAGCCAATGGATAGTCCGGTTTTTTGAGCGAGTTCTTTTTGACTTACCTTTTTGCTTTTTCGCAATTCCTTTATTCTTTCTCCGATTTCTTCCGAATCATCCGCCACAGATTGTGAAAAATCAGAATAAAAAATATTTGGATTAATTTCTAGTGCATTAGCGATTTTTGAGACAGTTTCAAATTTCGGAACGGTCTCTTTCTTTTCGTACTGTGCTATGGTCTGCTGTGTTATTCCTCCCATTTTGTCGCCGAGTTCTTTTTGGGATAAGTTACGTTCTTCTCTTAGTTCCCTTAACTTTTCTCCAAAATTTTTCATTTCTTTGTATCTCCTCTCTTGATTTAATTCGATTATATACGATAATGTCTATTGCGCCAAGATAAAAATACACGAAAACGTATTATTTTTTATATTCCACGATGTCGCACACCTGACAGTCTAATTTCTCGCACAAATACATAATTGTATCTATGTTCACGTTTCTGTCGTGCCGTAACTTATTGACCAGCGCCGGGGAAAGATTAAAACTTTCCTTATCTAATAGGTTAGAACGCTTCAACCCTCTGCGTTCTAGCGTGTCCCATAAATTACTATATGAGATACTACCTTTATATATGTTACTTCTTTTTCTTGCTCGTGTTTCCATTTAAAAACCTCCTTTAATCGTTATAAATATATAGTACATTATTTTGAAAGAAATATCAAGAAAAAAATAATATATTTTCGTGTATTTTTCTCTTGACATAATAGACATTATCGTGTATAATCGAATTAAATCAAGAGAGGAGATACAAAGAAATGAAAAAATACAATTTATCAAAAATCATGAAAAGAGCGTGGGAGTTAGTTAAGACAGCAGGTCTTTGCATCTCCGAAGGATTAAAATTAGCATGGAAGGAAGCAAAGGAAGCAAAGGAAGTAAAAGAAATGAAATTTGAACGCGGACAGATATATCAGAACGAAGAATTAAATATATTTATTAAATCTGCGTATGGTAGTACAGTCAAATTCATTGAAGGATATTCACCGGCAGCACTTCACGATATGCAGGAGTTACCAGTAGAAATCTTAGTGGAACACATGAAGAAATATGGTTATAAAAGAGTATCCCCGGAAATGGAAGCGTTCGTAAACGGCTGGGCGTAACCAGTCGAAAACAATAAGCAAATAAAGAAGAAAAAAGAAAAGAAGGAAGAATCAATTCTTCCCTTTTATTAGTTGTCCTATTAGTGGACTAATTATTTTAAATTAATAGTTATCTTCTTGTCTGTCCAGAACGAAGCACTATACTCTAAAATCACTTTCTTTGCATCTTTTGGCACTTCGTAATATGCTGTAAAGCTCACATTCTTTCCTGGAGACAAATTAGTGTTAACAAAATCACTGTTTCCTATGTATTGCTGTTCGCAAGCTGAATTATCTGCATAGCATTCGCAATCAGATACAGATACATACTTGTCGCCTTTTTCTGCAATATTTTCACAGGTAAAGTCTACAGCTACATATTCGCATCCATCTTTTGGAGTGAAATACTCTCCGGCATCATATCCAAATTCAGCCTTTTTAGCAGTTACTTTTAAACCGTCATTCTCAAAAGATTCGCCAACCTTTACACTGTCTTTCTCTTTTTCTTCTTCCTTTTTAGCAGTTTCTTTCTTGGCTGCTGTTGTTGCGGTGGTACTCTTTGTCTGAGAATCAGTGGAAGAACTGTCATCGTCACCACCACCCATTGCCATGCCTAAAACAGCCAGAACGATGATAATGATAATTACCCATTTCAACTTGCCGCCCTGTTTCTTCCGGCAATGAGGACACACTTTAGCTTTTGCGTCAATTTCTTCTTTGCAATGCTTGCAAACTTTCGTTTTTTCTTTGCTCATATTTTCTGCTCCTTTTCTTTATTATTACCATGTTGCAAATATTAGCAAAATGGTTTGTTACAAATAAATTATATAATAAGCATTTAAATATATCAATAAAAAATTCCGCATATTTGGTCTAACAGAGCCATAATATTATGATATAATAAAAAACCACTATAAAACATAGCTTTAAAGCGGGTTAAAAGTACGTGTCAGAAAGGAGTAAAAATGGCAGAGGAATACAAGAAAGAAATAATTGAACGATTAAATAACGTTCAACAAGAACGACTTTTGAAGATTATGCTCGACTGCGTAAAGTCTTTAGAAAAGCAAGAAAAGGGAAATTAATTTTCCCTTTTCTTAATCTTAGTCGCGGAGTATAAACTTTTCGTAAAAATTGCAAAATGCTTCTTTTTTCTCTTTAGATAAATCATAGTAATCTATTACGATTTTTTGAAAACGTTCATCACTTAAATTTATCTTGACGCAAACGTCCATGAATTCGCCACCTAAATCATCGTATTTCTTTTGTTCTGTTAAATCACTTTTCAAGATTCCGAAGTAATCCGCAATAGCTTGAATCTTTCCTGATCTTGGCATTATTTTTCCCACACACCAAGTATTAAAAGTTGTCTGAGCAAATCCAAGTTCACGTGCCACTTCTTTTTGTTGCTTCCCACTAGCATTAATATAATGATTTAAGTTATTGGCAAAAATTTTCTTTTGTTCCTCCTCTGTCATTGTCTTCCTCCTATCTTTTGCTTAATTGGTTGCATCATTATAATAACATATAATCCTAAAAAATTCAATAAAAATCCTAAAAAATTAAATTTATGCTTGACAATCCTATATTTTAGGATTATAATTAAATCACAAACAAACGAAAGGGGCGAAACGAAATGATGTTACAGATTCCTAGAATTTGCATTGCGGCTTGTAGAGTTAATGCAAATTTAAGTCAAAGAGAATTTGCCAAGAAAGTCGGCGTATCTCTTGCAACAATCACAAACTGGGAAGCCGGAAAAACAGAACCAGACCTCACGCAACTTCGTAAAATTAGTGAGCTTTCCGGTATACCTATGGACTATATTTTTGTGGAAAGAGAATCCTAAAAAATAGGATTATGTGAAGGACAGAAAGGAAGGCGACTAGATGAATAATATTACAACATTTGAAAACCTTGAGTTTGGAGCGATTCGAACCAAGATAATTAAAGACGAACCGTATTTCTGCTTGGCGGATGTTTGTCACGCATTAGATATTAAAAATATCAGTGACATGAAGAAAAGATTAAACAGAGATGGGGTAGCTACTAGCGAGGTCATCGACAGCGTAGGAAGAAAACAAAATGCAAACTTTGTGAACGAGCTTAATCTCTACAAGACAATCTTCCAGAGCCGCAAAGAAAGTGCAGAACGCTTTACTGACTGGGTAGCCGGAGAGGTTCTTCCGTCCATCAGAAAGACAGGTGGTTATCAGAAGCCCGCAACAATAGCGGAGCAGATAGGCTTACTCGCCACAGGCTACGGAGACCACGAAGACCGTATTAAGAACCTTGAGAGCAATATGGTAATTGACTATGGGCAACAACAGACATTGCGACAGCACGTCAATAAAGCTGTTTTAAACGCATTAGGCGGCAAGAACACAGAAGCGTATGCATGCATCAGCAAAGTTGTATTCGCGGAGTGTAACAGGGATTTGCAAGACCGGTTTAAAGTTAACAGCCGGAACAACATCCCTCGTAAACGGTACGAGGAAGCTATTGACTATGTAGACAACTGGGAGCCAAAAACAAACACAAAGTTGAGGATTGACGAATATAACCGTCAACAGAGATTCGAGGTGTAAAGATGAACGCGTTAGCAGAAAAATTAAGAAGATTAAGAAAGGCGCAAGGGCTTACACAAGGAGAATTAGCCGAGAAAGCCGGCGTTAGCATTAATACAATAGTCAGATATGAAACTGGTAAAAACTCTCCAAAACTCGAACTGCTAGAAGATATTTTTAAGGTCTTAGAGACAAGCGTTTCGCCGGAAGAAATGAACCAGTACGAAAGAGAATGCGGGAAAATCAACCTCAAGGCAGAAATGGAAAGCGTTATTTACCACACAATACGGAAGATAGAAGAAGGTGAAACCGATATGCTTATGCTAAGTGAAAGACTTGAAAAACTGGCAAATGCCTATAGATTGATGGGATTCGCAAATTGTGATGAAAAGGAGTGACAAAAATGAATGAACCTCCGAGACCAGAGTATGTTGCTAGACTACTCTACACCCTTTTAGGACGACAACAAGGTGTAGAGTATGACAAAGTATTCTACACTGATAAAGACGGTGTAGAGCATGAGGTAAAAAAGGAAGAGCCATACCATTAAGCTCTTACGATAAATCATACAAGTAAATCATACAAAAGACTTGGCAATTTGTCAAGATAGGAGGTAGACATGGCATATATAGTTATCCAAGATTGGATGATATCAGATTTACAGTTAAAGGGAAATGAACTCCTCACATATGCCCTTATTTACGGCTTTTCGCAGGATGGTGAATCAGAATTTAAGGGGTCATTGAAATATATTTCCGAATTTCTTGGTATATCAAAAAGTACTGCACAAAGAAGTATTGAAAAACTTGTAGACCGAGGAATAGTTGAAAAGAGAGTAGAGGAGATTAGCGGAGTGAAATTTAACCGCTACATGGCCCATGAAAAAGCTGACACCCCTATAGACAAAATGACCACAGGGTATAGTCAAAATGACCATGGGGGTATAGACAAAATGACCACAGGG